GCCTTGCCCCCAAGGGCCTCGACGGTTTTGACCAAATAGGCTTCGTAATTTTTTTCCATAAATATGACTTGCATAACATTCATTGATGTGTCAAGGTCTGTCTCACAAGAAAGGTCAAGTAATGGCACACAGCACGATTGTCGGCGGTTCGTCCGCCAAGAGACTCATTGCCTGCCCCGGCAGCCGCCAGTTAATCGACAAGGTTCCCCCGCGGCCCGCAGGCCGTCATGCTGAAGAAGGCACGATGCTGCATGACGTGATGCACCGCGTGCTGTCCGGCGAACCGTTTCCTGAAGACCTGACAGACGAGCAGGAAGACAAGATCCGGTTCGCGCTCGCTGCGCTCGATGAAATCGACCCCGACAAAGAAATGGAGTTCGTGACCGAGACGCGCGTTCATTTTGGAGGTTTTCTTGCCGGAGTTTTTGGTAGTTGCGATCTCGCTGGGCGCATACGCAATCGCGCAATCATGCTGGATTGGAAGTTCGGCGACGGCGTTCAGGTCGAAGCCGAGGAAAACGAACAAGGCATGTTCTACACCGCGGCCGGGATGCGCACGCCCGAGCTGCGCTGGGCCTTTGAGAACGTCACTGAAATAGAGATCATCATCGTCCAGCCGCCCTTCGTCCGGCGCTGGGTGACGACGCCCGGTCGTATCAAGGCGTTTGAGCGGACGTTGGTCAATGCGGTCGAGCTTTCTTTCCGCCCCGACGCGCCGATCAACCACGGCGCACATTGCCGGTTCTGCCCTGCCAAGCCGATCTGCCCGGCCCTGACCGGCGAGGTCGACCGCGCGCTGGCCGCCAAGGTCAAGGCGCTGGACACGCAGCAACTGGCCGACGCGCTGGCGATGGCCGACAAGCTGGAGGGCTGGATCAAGGACGTGCGGGCGCTGGCGCAGGATCTGCTGGACAAGGGCGCTCCGGTGCCGGGCTACAAGCTGGTGCCCAAGCGGCCGACGCGCCAGTGGGTCAACGAGCTGAAGGCGCTGGAAGCCTTTGAGGGGCTTGTGCCGGCGGAAGAGCTGATCGAGATGCGCTCGCCCGCGCAGGTCGAGAAGGTGCTGAAGAAGCACAAGGTAACAATGCCAGAAGGACTGATCGTCGCGGTCTCGTCCGGTAACACGCTGGCTCCTGAATCAGACCCGCGTCCTGCGGTTCTGACCATAGGCAACGACATCCGTCGTGCCTTCTCTAAACTTGAGGTGAAGTAATGTTAGACGAACAAACCGAAGCAAGCAAAAGATTAGACGCCACTTTTAGTTGCTACAGCGAAAAACGCGCGTTCTATATGGCGGCAGCGTCCGACTTTTTACAAGAAAAACTGGCCGATACGCTGAAATATGTAGATACGCAAGAGCCTCAAGAGCATGAACCGCTCGATGATTGGAGATATCTCCTGCTGGCTGGGGCGGCGCTCAAATATCTGCAAGGCAAGGCATACTCATACTGACAACCGGAGGTAAAATGATGTCCAATATAGTAAAGTTCGGTAACGCCAATCTTCCCGCCGCTACGGATCTTGCGGCTGCTCTGCGCAACAACACGCAGGCGGTCGCGGGCGCTGACGGTCAGGTCATCATCAAGATGGACAAGACCGGCCACTGGGTCTACGGCGCGGACCAGACGGAGATCGACAAGGACGGTCTGTGGGCGGTCAACCCGTTCTCCTTCACGCATGGCTATATCGCGTGGGGTGAGGGCGAGGTGCTGTCCGAGAAGATGGTGCCGATCACCGAGCCGCTGCCGGAGCTGGAGCCTGCGCCGCCGCAGGCCAAGCGCGGTTGGGAGTCTCAGGTCGGCATGAGCGTGCAGTGTGTCGACGGCGACGACAAGGGCGTGGAGGCGCGCTATTCGGTCACGTCGGTCGGCGGCAAGAAGGCCATGCACGCCCTCGCCATGCTGGTCGCGGAGCAGATCGAGAAGGATCAGGCGCATCCGGTCGCGCTCGTGAAGTTGGCCAACGACCACTACCAGCACAAGAGCTATGGGCGCGTCTATACGCCCGTGTTCAACGTGCAGGACTGGATCTCTCTGGAGGGCGAAGGTAATGCGTCTCCGTCGGAGGATGAACCCGTCCGTCGTCGTCGTGGCTAAACAGGTGGGCGCTTCGGCGCCCATCTTCTTCTCGGGAGGAAGAAATGCGAGCCTCACTCAAATCATTGCTTATAGATGTCTGCAAAACGCGCTGCGTGCCGCTGGAGGACGTTGTCGGCCGCGCCGGCGAGCGTCTGATCGTCGAGGCGCGGCGGGAGTTCGTAAAGCGCGCGCGTCGTGATCTGAAGATGTCCTATCCTGTGATCGGCCGCGCCATTAACCGCGACCACACAACCGCGCTGCATCTCTACCGGACGGAGCCGGTGCTGCTGAAGTCGCAGACGGGTGCGCTGTCGCGTCGGGAGAAGGACGTGCTAGCGCTCATGAAGATGGGCTATGGCCGCGCGCGGATCGCAGCGCATCTGAACATCTCAGAGGATACGGTTGGCCGTTACATGCGCAGCATCAAGGCCAAGGGCCAATGACTGTCTGGTTGGATTTTGAGACTGCCTCCGAGTGCGATCTGAAGACAGCCGGCGTCTATAACTATGCGAAGCATCCGTCGACGCGGGTGCTCTGCATGGCCTACGCTGTCGATGACGACGAGGTGCAGGTCTGGACGCCCGGCCAGCCGTTTCCGCGGCATATCCTGTCGCACCAGATTCGGGCGCACAACGCCGCCTTCGAGCGGCTGATCTTCTGGCATGTGCTGAACATGCCGTTCCTGAACAACTTCTACTGCACCGCTGCGCAGGCGCGAGCGAATTGTGCGCCGGGGAGTCTGGAAGATGTGGGGAGATTTGCGGGTTCAAGTATGCGCAAGGATCATCGTGGCGCTTATCTGGTTCGCGCTTGCTGCCTGCCTCCCTTCAGGACCGATCTATTACCGGAACTTATGGAATACTGCGCTCAGGACGTCCGAACCATGCGGGCCGTCAGCCAGTCCATGCGCGAACTGACCGAGGAAGAGCTGGAGGATTACCATGTTAACGAGCGCATTAATGATCGTGGCGTTCGCGTTGATGTTGATCTATGCCGCGCGGCGGTCGGTTACGCGGATAAAGAGCTTCAAGAGATACAGGACACCGTCCGCGAGATCACAGGTGGTCAGATTCAGTCGGTAAGAAGTCCGCGTATGCGTGAATGGGTCGCCGCGAGGCTTGGCCCGCAGGCGCTGAAGCTGATGGACAAGGACGGAAAGCAATCTATCGACAAGACCGTGCGCGCCAATCTGCTGGCGTTCGAAGACCCGGAGGAGGTGCCGCCCGATGTCAGAGAAGTTATCCAGTGTGCTGACGACCTGTGGGCGTCTTCTGTTGCGAAATTTGCCCGCCTTTGGAATCTTGCTGGGGATGACGCTCGCGTTCGCGGCGCTTTCGTATTCGCTGGTGGATCTGCTACGGGGCGCGCTTCGTCTTACGGAGCCCAGGTCCACAATTTCACGCGCAAATGCGCCGCTGAGCCCAAACGGGTGCGACAGGCAATGGTGCGAGGCCACGCCATCGTGCCAGCATTTGGGCGGCGCGTTACAGACGTATTGCGTGGTATGCTGCGGCCCGCTCTGATCCCTGCTGAGGGCAAGAAGCTGGTTGTGGCCGACTGGTCCGCCATCGAGGGCCGCGTCAACCCGTGGCTGTCCGGCCGCGGCGACAACACCAAGCTACAGCAATTCCGGGACGGACTGGATGTCTACAAGGTGAACGCCGCCGAGACGTTCCGGACGACCTACGACAAGGTGACGAAGGACCAGCGGCAGGTCGGCAAGGTGCAGGAGCTGGCCTGCGGGTTCGGCGGCGGCGTCGGGGCGTTCGACGCTATGGGCCGCGCCTACGGTCTCACGCTGCCCGAGGACGAGGCCCGCCGCATGGTCAACGCATGGCGCCGCGCGAACGAGTGGGCCGTGCCGTTCTGGGAGGAGCTGGAGTCGGCCTATACGCGGGCGGTGCGCAATCCGGGCAAGCAGTTTCAGGCCGGCCGGATTGTTTACCTTCATGATGGCAAGCATCTTTGGTATGCTCTGCCTTCCGGCCGCGTGCTTTGCTACCCTTACGCGAAGTTTGAAGACGATGCGATTACCTACGCCAAGGCGGCGTGGAAGCCCGCAGCCGACGCCAAAGAGTGGCCCCGAGCGCGGTTGTGGCGCGGTCTGGCCTGCGAGAACGTCACACAGGCGACCGCCCATGACCTTCTACGTGAGGCTTTGCGCCGTCTTGATGACGTGGTTCTGCATGTTCATGACGAGATCGTTCTTGAGACTGATCGGCCTGAAGAGGCGCTCGAAGAATTGCAGAAGGTTATGACAACGCCCCCGGCATGGGCTGCGGGGCTGCCGCTGGACGCAGAAGCCAGCATTATGGACAGATACGGGAAAGGGTAAGGAATGGCTAGTTGGCTACAGATACCGAAATATGAAGGTGCTTACGAAGCCAGCGAGCGCGGGCAGATTAGGTCTGTGGCACGCGTAGTGAATTGGGGAAGGCACGGTAGCACACGTTATAGAGCCAGAGAGTTGAAACAGTTCAAATCGGAGAATGGGTATTGGTGCGTAAAGCTGTCGCTGCGAGGGTCGTCAAGAACTGAGTATGTCCACGAACTTATCTTGCGATCGTTTATCGGCCCGCGTCCCGTCATAAAAGAAACCAGTGCGATTAGGCATTTGGACGGGGATAAGTCGAACAACTATCTATCCAACCTTTTGTATGGGACCGCACGAGAGAACGCTCTTGACTATCAAAAACATAAGCGGGTGTCGAAATGAAACAGCTATTCACATTCCATAACAGTATATGGGACACGCTGAGTTTCAATGCGGTTTATGATACCGCTACGGATCTCAAGGAATTAGATCTGTTGAAACCCCCCTATGATGAGTTTGATATACAAGCCACGCTAGACAAAAAAATTCTGACCATGATTTTTATCGGCGTTCCTTCAGACCTGGACCCTCCGGTCAGAACATTCACGTTTCGATATACCTATAATATGAAAGACGGTTCCGTATGGGAGCGCGTTAAACTAGGCGATAAATTTTATTCCATAGATCAGTTAGCAACTATGGCCAGTAAAGACGGCGGCTTAAACCGCGAAGACTGCGTCAAAGAAGTGGAACATATATCTATGTTCTTGCTTACGTCGCTTATGGTTTTGCTGGCCACCAAAAACGCTCAGAAGACAACAGAGAAGATTAAAAAGCACGGGCCGAAAAGCCGTAAGCGTCCGCGTGAGTATGATTACATCACGACCATAAAGATCGGCAAGATCACCGAGACGCAACGCGGGGATGGCGACGGACAGTCGTCCGTGCGCCCGCATTTGCGCCGCGGTCACATCCGCAACCAGCGCGTCGGCAAGGGCCTGTCTGAGGTCAAGCCAATCTTCATTCAACCGTGCTTCATCAATGCCGATGAGAGCTGGATCAATAATCAACGCAAAGAATATCGCATAGCCGCGTGAGGAAACGATGATCGAATATCTTTTAGGTCTGGCGCAAGAGGGCGAGACGCTCCTGTTCGTGCAACAGAAGCCCGTCATGCGCAACGGTGAGCAGCAGTATCACGCGGACGGGAGCCCGAAGTATACCTACCCCGCGTTCCGGCCCGGCTCGAAGCCGCTGAAGGGCGCCACCTACGTCAACACCGGAATCTTTATCGAAGACCGGCTGAAGGCTAACTTTTCCGCCAGCAAGGACAACATCGAACACGTCGCGTTTCTGCCGTTGGACGACATCGGCACGAAGTCGAAGACGCCTGATCTGCAACCAACATGGAAGATGGAAACAAGCCCCGGCAACTATCAGTGGGGCTATGTTTTCCGCGAGCAGCCGACCAAGGCCGCTTACTGCGCTGCGATCAATGCTATCGCCGCGGCGGGCTTTACCGATCCGGGCGCAACCAACCCGGTGCGCAACATCCGGCTGCCGGGTTCCGTCAATCTAAAGCCGGGGCGGGACGCTTTCGAGGCGAGACTTGTCGAGTTCAATCAAGGGCTGGAGTATACTCTTGAAGAAATCTGTGAAGCATTGGGCGTTACGCCGTTTGAAGAGAGCGCGTCGGCGCCGTCGATCCGTGTCAAGGATACTGGTAACGACAGCGTCCTGCGATGGCTGTCGGACAACGGACACGTCCTTGAACCAGCTAATAGTTCAGGTTGGGTGGGTGTTGTTTGCCCAAATGCCCACGAACACACTGACGGCACACTAGGCGGCCGGTATCTGCCCGCGACGCGCGCCTATTGCTGCTACCACGGCCACTGTGAACATATCCACAGCGCCGAGTTCCTTAAATGGGTGTGCGACAACGGCGGCCCGCAGGCCGAGCATGGGCTGCGCGACGACCTGACGGCCGGCGTCATGTCTGAGGCGCTCTCAAAAATCAAGCCCAACGAGAAGTTCACCGACAAGGCGCGAGAAGAGATCGAGCGCGTCAACCGCGAAGAAGCCGCCCGTGTAGACCGCACGCAATGGTTCAACCGCTTCGCCTATGTGATGTCGGACGATGGCTATTTCGACCTGACGACCCGGCAGGAGATCAGCCGCCCGGTTTTCAACGCGATCTATCGCCATCAATATTGCCAGTCGCGTCACCACGGCCGCAAGGTTGAGGCGGCGACGTGGTATGACGAGCAGCGTCAGGACTGCGGCGGCCGGGCGCTCGCCGGTATCACCTACGCGCCGGGCGAGACCGAGATCGTCACCCGCGACGGGCTCGTGTATGGCAACAAATGGGTCAACGCACGGCCGCAGGTCGAGGGCGGCGGCGACGTCACCAGGTGGCTGGACCATGCGGCCGTCCTGCTCCCCGACGATGACGAGCGCCGGCACGTCCTTGATGTTATGGCCTTCAAGGTTCAAAACCCGAACGTCAAGATCAACCATGCCGTGCTGCACGGCGGCGACGAGGGCTGCGGCAAGGATACGCTCTGGGCGCCGTTCATCTGGGCCGTGTGCGGGCCGTTCCTGAAAAACCGCGGGATTATCGATTCCGACGGGCTCGCCGGCCAGTGGGGCTATGCTCTTGAGAGCGAAATCCTGATCCTGAACGAATTGCGAGAGCCGGAGGCGAAGGAGCGTCGGGCGCTCGCCAACCGGCTTAAGCCGATCATCGCCGCCCCGCCGGAAACTCTGACCGTCAACCGTAAGAGCCTGCACCCATATGAGGCGCTCAACCGCGTTTTTGTGCTGGCCTTCACCAATGACCCTGTGCCGATCACGTTGCCGTCGCAGGATCGCCGCTGGTTCTGCGTATGGTCTTATGCCGATCGTATGACGCCGCGGGAGGCCGACGCCATGTGGAACTGGTATCGATCGGGCGGTTACGAGGCCATCGCAAGCTGGCTGCTGGCGCGGGATGTGAGCGCCTTCAACCCGGCTGCCGCGCCGCCCCTGACTGACTTCAAGCAGTCAATGATCGAACACGGCATGTCGTCGGCGGAATCGTGGATCGTCTCCCGTATCGAGGCGCGCAAGGAGCCCTTCGACCGCGGTGTCATGGGCTCGCCGCTGCACTCGGCGGTCGATTATTTGAGCGACAAGAGGCCGCAAGGCGCAACCTTCAAAGTCGTGCAACCGGCGCTCCTGCACGCCCTGAAAGAAGCCGGCTGGCGCGATATGGGCCGGATCGCCTCCGCGCGTCACGCGACCAAAAAGGCGTGCTGGGCGGCCCCCTGGCTGCTCGCGGCCGGAGCGACCAAGAGCCAACTCCGGGACTTGCTGGAAGATGCGCCTGAAGCGCCGCCCGTGAACGTGGTCAACCTAGTCAAATAGCAGTTGTCAACATGCGCCCGTCGTGAGACGATGGGCGTTATGACTGATATTTGGCAGGGCATAATCATCTTTTGCTTGCCAGCGCTCGCGCTGATCCTGCTCGACTTTGCGCTTGAAGCGGCCGGAATCGGCAAGCGCGAGCCGGCGACGTGGGGCGATCATTTTGTGATCGGCCCCGTATGCCTATTCGTCACGATTCTGGCAATAAGGCTGCTCAAATGATTCTGGATTTGCTGATTTGCCTCGCAGCATTGCTGCTAGAATTTGTGTGCGACCGTCCTCATCGACGTGCGCCAATGCCTCTTCGAGCGCGCGCCGTAGCCTGTCGCTTTCGTCGATAGCAAATTTAATCGTGTGCTGCGCACGATCGCGGGCTTCGTTATAGCCGGCGAGATAGGCGCGTGTTACTTCTTCCTGTAGCTGCTTTATGCGCTGCTCAAATTCGGGTTTACCCATGCCAAAACCCTCCGGTCGAATTGACTATCTTAACACCCCGCCTGCGTCCAGAGACCCTATTGCGGAGCTTTTGGGTAAGTCGCCAGAGCAACAGGATTTCTGGAATCGCGTTAGTGCGTTCCATTCCTCGCAAGATTATAGCGGTCTTGACGACACTGGCGTCGGTATAGACGCCTATCTGCGCGAGGAAGAAAGACGACAACGGCTCTTATCCTATTTGCGGCCCTATCTTGAAGCGACCGGGCTCTACCAAAACGCGATGGCGCCGCCACCACAGAATATGATGCGCGGGATGTTCGGTCTCCGACAAAGAAACGCCCGGCCTTTTTAGGGGCCGGGCAGTTGGGGAGGAAACGTGATTGGCGTTTTCTAGCAAATGCCGGCGCCCATGTAAAGCAAGTCTAAACGGCGCACGATTTCCGCTTCTGTGCAGACGGGATGTTCCTGCACAGTAGGGTCCAGACGGCGGTATAGCGCCCATAGAGAGCGATTGACGCGGTAGCAGGGCTCGTCTACCGGCAAGTCAGGTATAACGGCCCCATAAGCCTCTAGCATATCCTCAAAACGGTTCGTCATAGTGCGTCCCCAGCTCGAGCATCAATTCCAGTCGGGCAATCTCACGGCGCAGGGCGTCCTCCCGCGCTATGTCGCTATTCCATTCCGCGTCGTTTAGCTCTTTGCGCAGTCGCGCGAGTTTCAGGCTATTTGATTCCAAGGATTATCTCCAGAATCACGATTATCAGGATGTTTAGCATGGTCTTTGAACCTTAAAGCGAAGTTGATCGTTTTCGCGACGGCCGCGAGAGCGCGGGCGTCAGCGTGCGGAAAATGAAGCCGGACGGCGCCGTCAGGTGTCTCTATCGTCACGGCGTCGTTCGTAATCTTCGCTTTCGTCTTGGGCGTCGGGTATAGATTCACCGAAAGCATAGCGCCGCTCCAATTCTTCCAGGACGTAAAGCGTCAATCCGCCGCCCATATCAAGCATGGCGCGCAAGGCGCCGTAACTCATCTCAGAGAGATCGAGAGCGAGATCTTTCATTCGTCCCATGCTCCACCCCCTTCGTAATGCTCCAAACAAGCCATCGTTAGGGCGTCGTCGCGAAACAGGGCCGCTTCGATTAGCTTATACAGCGGTTCAGTGCTATCGAGCTGGCGGCCGGGATCGCTTAGATCTATGCCGTCAAGCGCGATCCCGGTTATGCACAGGTCGTCAACGGACCAGTTCATATAGCCGCACTCTTTGTCGGGCGGTAGGACCGTGTAAGACACGTCTGCAACGCCGTAAACGTATGCGGCGCACCCCGGGATAAGGGCCAGTTCGTCGAATGTGTATTCAGTCTCGTATATCATGTCCGATACCCCTTTTCATATCCCGCATACCAGTTCGGAAGATCACGGCGGGCGCGGTGTAGCAGCGCCTTGTCCCATGCCGGAGCGCGCTTCGCGCCGGGCTTGGCCTGCCAGTCCCCGCGCCAGTCGCGCGCCCATAGGTTAAGATGGCCGGCGTTTTGCACGCCCGGCGCGTTCCAGATTGCGTCCATTTGTTCTTTCGTCATATCCTATTCCCCAAAATAGAAGCATTGCGCGTAGGACAGTAGAACGTCCTGCGACGCGTCGTAATATCGCGTCCAGGGCTTTCCCCAGTCCTGCACCTCCAACCACGCGCGAGCCGGCTGGCGGTATTCGTCCAATTCGCCGCGAATGCGCACGGCCGGGCCACCGGTCGATATCAAAATTGCGAATTCTTCGGCCTGTAAGCAGTCGCCAACCGGCGCCCAGCCGGACCGCACCTCTATCAAGAGGGCGTCCTGTTGTATGACTTCAAGAGCTTCGTCGCGGCTTTCACAGTCGTCGGCGGCGTCTAGCAGTTCCGCCAGTTCTTCCTTTTCGGCGTCGTCAAGCGATTCCGAGTCCTTCAGTTCGTCCAGGCGGTCGTAGTCGCAGTCAAGCGCCGCGACCATTTCCGAGATTGATTCGTAGGCGAGTTTTCCGATTTCTTTAAGATCTGACATTGTCTTGTCCTCTCAATAGTTGCAGTTTTGAGCCGTCAGCAATCTGGTGGCGCGATTCATCATCTTGCCGAACATAAGCAAGCTCGCGTCGTCCGCCTCGCGGACGCATTGTGTTGTGTAGTCGTCGTCGTCATTTGACGGGCCAAGAGGTGACGGGCGGAATTTCCATTCGGCTGGCACAGAGAAATCGCGGTTAAAATAGATTTCATCCGCGATTGAAAACAGCCAATGTGTGACGTGGCCCCAGTCGTCGCCGTCATACGTCAAGCGAAACTCGGCTTTGAGCCCCTGTAAGTTCATTTGTCTTGTCCTCTATTCATGATCGTTTGATGATAGCGCGGGTTTTTACCCCGCGCCAGTGATTTTTAGCCCCAGAGGTAGCATAGGCCGGGTATCAGGATGATCGCGGCGATTGTGGCGTCGATGATAAACTCAAACATGTTAGCGCGTCCCCGCATAAACCGCGATCAAGTCTGACGCGGCGTGGCCACGCTCGGCGGCATAACGCTCGCGCGCGACCTTAAGATTGCACGCCCACGTCGTAGAGGCGACGTAGGTCGCGAGAGCGCCAGGGTGCTTCAGATAGATATCTATCTTTTTATAGTTTGTTCGTGGCATTGTTTCCTGCTCCGTCTAGATGACAATCTGACACATAGCGCGAATCGGAGCGCTTGTCAAATATTCTTTGACAAATCTTTGGCAAAAATTGTCACGGATTGTCATGGTGGTGACCTATGGCGAGGCGCTGATTCTAATGGGGTTTGTTGGCTTATAGGTTAAATAGTCGTTTTTTCTGTTAAAATCTAAGCATTATTGTATAATATTACTATATATATATAGCGTTTTTGTGTATACTATATAGATGCCAGCAGAAAAAAGGCCGAAAATTGACCATAGCCCCCCATCCTCGCGTTAAAACAAGGGTTTGGGAAAGGTTATGGCAGTGACAATCCGTGACAATTGATGACCTATGGAGTGACAATGCAGAATTTCCCTTATGAGAACCGCGCGCAAGCGCTCGAAACCGCCTTCGGTCTATACCTCACCGGCGAATGGCCTATGTCTTACGTCTCGGCTCTCTATTATGCCGAGCTCTCGGATACGACCGACGCGCAAGTCCGCTGGCAGAAAGGGCCGGGCGCCCGCTTTGCCGCGTATGTCTACACGCCAAGCCGCGACTACCCGCTGAATCCGGTGCGGCGACCGCGCATGGCCTTGCGGTCGTGACAATCTAACCCATCAGCGGACCCCGCTCCCGATTGGCGGACCCCGCTCCGCATTGGCTGTCTGTAAACGGTCAAGAGCAGGTTGACATTCGTTCTTGCTTTTGGCCGTTGACATATGGGCTTTGGGTGATTGTAGACGGGGGAGGGCCGGCCTTGGGATCTCCTTGTAAAAATACGAAGGGGCCACAAGAAATTTGCAAAATTTTTTATTTTTGATATTAAACAATCTATGACATTCGTTAGCCTACCTTACGAACCGCGCGTCATCGCCGCGACCGAGGCGCGTCTGGAGCAAATCTATCAGACGGCCAAGCTGGGCCTGAAAGGGGACGCGCTGGCGTTCGCGCTGGACATGACCCCGGCCGAGTATCGGGCGCTGGTCAGCCGCGACCAGATGGCCCAGTATGCGGAGGAGCGCGGACGCGCGGAGGCCGAGGCCGAGATGGCCGGGGTGCTACGCACGGCGGCGCTGGCGGGAGATACGAAGGCGGCGCTGGACATACTGAAGCACACCCACGGCTGGGTGGCGCGTCAGGCGGTCAGCGTAGAGGTCAACCAGACAATCAGCATCACGGCCGCGCTTGAAGAGGCGAAGATGCGGGTAATCGAGGGTTCAATTGCAGACGCCAATCTTCTCACCGCAGGACGAACAGCGTCTGATGGCGACGCTATGGAGCCAGCAGATCAAGGACGATCCGCTGGCCTTCGTGAGGCTGGCGTTCCCGTGGGGTAAGCCCGGCACGCCGCTGGAGCATTTCGAGGGACCGCGCGTATGGCAGCGCGAGGTGCTGCTGGAGCTGCGGGACCACATCCGCGCCAATAGCGGCAAGATAGATTTCGAGACGTTCAGGATGGCGACGTCATCCGGGCGCGGTATCGGCAAGTCGGCGCTGGTCTCATGGCTGGTGATCTGGATGCTGACGACGCGGATCGGCTCGACGACCATCGTGTCGGCCAACTCGGAATCGCAGCTCCGCAGCGTCACATGGGCCGAGATTACGAAATGGCTGAGCATGTCGCTCCAGAGCCACTGGTTCGAGGTGTCGGCCACCCGCGTCGCCCCGGCCAAATGGATCACGGAGCTGGTCGAGCGGGATTTGAAGCTGGGCACGCGCTACTGGGGCGTCGAGGGGCGCCTGTGGTCGGCCGAGAACCCGGACAGTTACGCGGGCGTCCACAACTTCGCGGGCGTCATGCTGATCTTCGACGAGGCCAGCGGCATCGACGACAGTATATGGTCGGTCGCCAGCGGCTTCTTCACGGAGAACACGCCGCACAGGTTCTGGCTGGCGTTCAGCAACCCGCGCCGCAACTCGGGCTACTTCTATGAGTGCTTTAACTCGAAGCGGGACTTCTGGCGCAACAAGATCGTAGACGCCAGATCGGTCGAGGGGACGGACAAGCAGGTCTACCAGCAGATCATCGACGAGTATGGGCCGGACAGCACGCAGGCGCACGTCGAGGTCTATGGTGAGTTCCCGAACGCAGGGGATGACCAGTTCATCCCGGCGTCGCTGGTGGCCGAGGCGGCGGCAAGGCCGAAGTGGGCGGACCAGAGCGCGCCTATTGTGATCGGGGTGGACCCGGCGCGGTTCGGGTCGGACGCGACGGTCATAGCGGTGCGGCAGGGCAGGGACATCATCGCGATACAGCGGCACCGCGGCGACGACACCATGACGGTCGTGGGACACGTCATCGACGCCATACAGACCTACACGCCGGCGCTGGTGGTCATCGACGAGGGCGGGCTGGGCGCGGGCGTCGTCGACCGGCTCAAGGAGCAGAGGTATAAGATCAGGGGCGTCAACTTCGGGCAGCGCAGCAGCAAGCCGATCATGTATGGCAACAAGCGGGCTGAGATGTGGGGGTCGATGAAGGAATGGCTGAAGACGGCGAGCATCCCGAACGACAGGTATCTGAAGGGCGACCTGACGGGGCCGATGATGAAGCCGGACTCGAAGGGGGCGATCTTTCTGGAGAGCAAGAAGGATATGAAAAGCAGGGGTCTGGCATCCCCCGACGCCGCGGACGCGATAGCCGTTACTTTCGCTTTCCCCGTGGCGCACAGAGAGGCGCGGCCGATGGACAACAGACCCCGCGTCAGTTATGGTGGAGCGATTTCATCTGGATGGATGGCAAGCTGATGGCTGGCAAGAAAACAACACCGCTTAAATCTACAACGCAATTTTTGGCGGAGTTAGGGGAATATAATGTTCCCGGTAGCGACGCTATGTTTACGCGAACGCCAGCGCCATATGTCGGTTTTAGCGACCGCGCTGGTCAAGGCGCAACCCCAAGTGATTGGGGCTCCGAAACAACCCCTTTGGCTAACCCGGCTGCGGTCCGGGCCTATACGCGCAACGCGCCGTATATGGAAGAGTTTATGTCCGATCCGCGAACAATGATAGCTGAAATTATGCGGTTGCGGCAGGCTGTTGCAGAAAAACCGGGCGACCCGGTTAATGAATACCGGTTGCGTGTGCTAACGCAGGCGCTTGGCGACGTGTTTGGTATGGGTGAAAAAGACGGCCGTGTGCAGGCTATGACTACGCCGGGAAGCCGCTGATGGTGTCTTTATCTGTAGGGCGCGGCGAGAAGCTGTCCACGAAGGCGGGCGCTGGCCTCACAGCCAAGGGCAGAGCCAAATATAATGCAGCCACGGGCAGCAAACTGAAGCCGCCGGCTCCGAATCCAAAGACGAAGGCGGACGAGGGGCGTAAAAAGTCATTTTGCGCCCGCATGGGCGGCGTTGTCGCCAAGTCGAAGAACGCCGAACGGGCGAAAGCCAGCATGAAGAGGTGGAACTGTGGCAAGTAAACCCGGCCTCTACGCCAATATTCACGCCAAAAAGGCCCGCATCGCCGCCGGATCGGGCGAGAAGATGCGCAAACCGGGCGCCAAGGGCGCTCCGACGGCCAAGGCGTTCAGGGAATCCGCCAAAACGAGGAAAAAATAATGCCTCTCGTGAAATCACCCTCAAAAAACGCCTTCCGCAAGAACATCAAGGCGGAAATGGCCTCTGGAAAGCCGCAAAAACAAGCAGTTGCGATCGCGTATGACGTAAAACGCAAGGCTGCGGCCAAAAAAGGAAAGTCCTGCAAGTAATGGACGACAACGGCATCAAAGGCGCTAAATCGGTTGCTGGCGGGGACGATGACGTCCTCAACACCATGCGCGGCCGGCTGAAGATCGCCGTCTCAGCCTACTCAGACAGTCGCGAAGACGAGCTTGACGACCTGCGCTTCATGGCGGGTAGCCCGGACAACCAGTGGCAATGGCCGGCAGACGTGCTGGCGACCCGCGGGGCGGTGCAGGGCCAGACGATCAACGCGCGGCCGTGCCTGACGATCAACAAGCTGCCGCAGCACGTCCGGCTCGTGACCAACGAGCAGCGGCAGAACCGGCCGCAGGGCAAGGTCATCCCGGCCGACGATCTCGCGGACGTGCAGGTGGCGGACATCTTCAACGGGATCGTGCGCCATATTGAGTATCTGTCGGACGCGGACGTGGCCTACGACACGGCCTGCGACAATCAGGTCACCTACGGCGAGGGCTATATCCGCCTCGTGACGGAGTATTGCCGCGAGGACAGCTTCGATCAGGACATCAAGATCAAGCGCGTCAGGAACGCCTTCTCGGTCTATATGGACCCGTCTATTCAGGACCCCTGCGGCGCGGACGCCGAGTGGTGCTTTATCACCGAGGACGTGCTGAAGGAAGACTACGAGCGCATGTTCCCGGACGCTGCGCCGATCTCGTCGCTTCAGGCGCAGGGCGTGGGCGACCAGACGCTCGCCATGTGGGTCAACAGCGAGACGATCCGCATCGCGGAGTATTTCTACTACGAGCATAAAAAGGCGACCCTGAACCTTTATCCGGGCAATCTGACCGCGTTTGACGGCACGCCGCAGGACAAGATGCTGAAGCAGCAGTTCGGCAAGCCGCTGCGCAGCCGGTCGGTCGACCGCAAGCAGGTCAAGTGGGTCAAGACGAACGGCTATGAGATCCTCGAGAGCAGCGAATGGGCGGGCAAGCACATCCCCGTCATCCGCGTCGTCGGCAACGAGTTTGAGGTCGACGGTCAGATTTACGTGTCCGGGCTGGTGCGCAACGCCAAGGACGCGCAGCGCATGTATAACTATTGGGTCAGCCAGGAAGCAGAGATGCTGGCGCTGGCGCCCAAGGCTCCGTTCATTGGCTACGGCGGTCAGTTCGAGGGCTACGAGACCAACTGGAAGACGGCAAACACCAACAACTGGCCGTATCTTGAGGTCAACCCGGACGTGACGGACGGGGCGGGCAATCCGCTGCCCCTGCCCGAGCGCGCGGCGCCTCCGATGGCTCAGACAGGGCTGCTACAGGCCAAGCTGGGGGCGGCCGATGACATCAAGTCGACCACGGGCCAATACGACAGCTCTATTGGGGCGGACTCCAACGAACGTACGGGTCGTGCAATTCTTGCCCGTGAAAAGCAAGGCGACACATCGACTTACCATTATGTGGATAACCTTTCACGGGCCATCCGCTATGTCACGCGCCAGATCGTCGATCTTATACCGAAGATTTACGACACCGAACGTGTGGCCCGCATCATTGGCATAGACAACGAAGTCAGCATGGTGCGGATTAACCCCATGCAGCCGGAGCCCGTGCGTGTCCTCAAGGACGAGCAGGGCATCGAGATCGAGCGCATCTACAATCCGTCTATCGGCGTCTACGACGTCATGGTCACGACCGGACCGGGCTACATGACCAAGCGTCAGGAAGCCCTCGACGCCATGCAGATGCTGCTCCAGTCCAACCCGGAGCTGTGGAAGGTGGCGGGCGACCTGTTCATCCGCAACATGGACTGGCCCGGCGCGCAGGAGATGGCCGCGCGGTTCGCCAAGGTGCTGGACCCGGCCGTTCTGGAGGGCACTGACGGCTCGCCCGAAGCGCAGATCATGCGCCGGCAGATGGAGGAGATGGCGGCGTCTATGGAACAGACGACAGCGCTCATCCAGCAGCTTCAGCAGAGCTATGACATGCAGAAGCTGGCGATCGACGAGCAGAACACGCAGATCAAGGCTTACGACGCCGAGACGAAACGAATGCAGGCGTTTGCAAACAGTATGCAACCCGAGCAGATTCAGGATATAGTGATGGGAACGATTGCCGCGGCGATTGACACAGGCGATCTGGTCGCCGGCAACGCGCCGATCCGCGAAACGGGAGAGATGATGTGACCTGCGAAGTTTTCATCGGTCATCTGTTCCTCGCCCGCGACGTAGCGCACTCCGCGCACCTGAACACACGCTCCTATGCCAAGCACAAGGCTCTGGGCAAGTTCTACGGTGGCGTCATCGACCTCGCGGACACGTTCGCAGAGGCGTATATGGGGCGCCACGGCATGATCGGTCCAATTGCGCTACAATCGGCCAAAAAGACCAGTAATATCGTTGATTTTCTTGAGGATTCGCTCAAGGATATCGAAGATATGCGCTACAAGGTCTGCGACAAAGACGAGCCTGCGTTGCAGAACATCATCGACGAGATCGTTGCTCTTTATCTAAGCACGGTCTATAAGCTCAAATTCCTTGCGTGAGGACATCATGGGACTGAAATCAACCACTCAGGCGTTGGGCTACCAGCAAATCACCAATCTGTCGGCTGCGACAGGGCTTACGGTGCCACAAGGGGCTACACGCGCTCTGATTGCGCCACTCTCACAAGATATACGCTGGCGCGACGACGGCGTTAACCCGACGGCCAGCGTTGGTATGCCGGTCACGGCAGGAACCTATCTCAGCTATGATGGCGACCTCCAGAACATAAAATTCATTGAGACTTCGGCGTCAGCCGAGATCAATGTGACTTACTACGTCTAAAGGACCGCCAATATGACCATTCAGGCGAACCAAGGCTTTGGCGTTTCAGTCTTCGGCGCGGTTAGCAGCGGCGGTGGCGGCGGCGGCACTCCGGGCGGGTCGAACACACAAGTTCAATTCAACTCCAGCGGCTCATTTGGTGCGTCGGCTAATCTTACTTTTGTGTCGCCGGCTCTGACAATTGGCGCTCAGCAGACGACGCAGGGCCAGATTGTTTTTGCAAATACGGCCGCTGGCGCGTTTGCCACCACCGTGCAGTCGAGTAACAGCGCCTCTGCGGCATGGACCTTAACGCTCCCGGCGACTGCGGGCACGGCGAACTATGCACTTACAACTAATGGTTCGGGCGTTTCTTCATGGTCGCAGATCAGCCTTACGGCGGGCGTAACGGGCGTGTTGCCGCTTGCAAATGGCGGCACGGGCACTTCTACAACTTTTACGGCAGGCTCTGTTATTTTTGCCGGGGCGTCTGGCATATACTCGCAGAACAACAGCAACCTGTTTTGGGATAGCACCAATTCGCGGCTAGGCATTGGAAGCTCTTCGCCGGCTGCAAAGATTCAAATTAAAAGCTCGGATTCGTCCTTGATTGCTCTAATCTCTGGCGGCACCAATGGTGTTCGTATTGGGGCAGATGCGACTAGCGGCAGTATCGAAGCTGTAGATCAGAGCGGCTCAGCTTCTTATCAGCCTTTGGCTATCGGGGGGACTCTGCTTCAAATTAAGGTATCGGGCGCCGAGAAAATGCGCGTAGATGCGTCCGGCAATTGTTTAATTGGTACGACTACCGCAGGAACACTCCTGACGGTCAACGGTGTAGCAACGCTTTGCTCAGGAACAGCTACACCAGCAGCAGGATCAACGTCCGCAAGATTGTTATTTGGGACGACAGCAGGCTTCGGCATCTACTACGGCTCTGGCGCGCCTACAGTCTCTGCCGCCCAAGGCTCCATCTACCTGCGGTCTGATGGCTCAAGCACTTCTACGCGCCTCTATGTCAACAGCAGTTCAGGCAGCGGAACTACTTGGACAAACGTCACCACAGCGGCATAAGGGTCAACACAATGCCAACAACATACTCGTGGGTCATCAGTCAGCTTGAATGTTACCCACAGCACGAAGGTCACTCCGATGTGGTTTTCACGGTCCACTGGCGGCGTCAGGCGACTGACGGCTCTCATATGGCCGATGTCTACGGTTCACAGGCAGTCACCCTGGACCTCGATGCCCCTTTCACGCCTTTCGCCCAGATTACCAAATCACAGGTCGAAGGCTGGCTTGTTGACGCAATGGGCGCTGAACGGGTCGCTGAACTTGACGCCCATCTTGCCGAGCAGATTGAAGCTCAGGTTAACCCGCCAGTTGTCACCCCGCCGTTGCCATGGGCATGATGATGAATCTTACTCTTGAAGAGCTAAACAAGTTGGCGCAAATGCTTGACCTTGCCACTAAAGCCGGAGGATTGGCGGTGGCGCAAGAGGCTCTGCCACTCTTCACCAAATTGCAGCAGATGGCGCAAAGTCTGCAATCAGCGAATGCTGAAAGCGCCGCCGACTAGCCGGATAGCTAGGTTTGAAGGAGAGTTGCGTGAGCGACGAAGAACAGGTTGTAGCGGAGATCAGCCCCGCGCCGGAACCGGAAGCTACGGCAGCGCCGGAAACCGTTGAGACGACGCCGGAGGAACAACAGCCTTCGAAAATGTTCACTCAGGATGAGCTGGACGCCATCGTCGGCAAACGCCTTGCAAGAGAACAGCGTAAGTGGGAAAGAGAGCAGGCCCAGCGGCTTGCGGAGTTACAGGCCCAGAAGCCCGTGACCCCTCTGGCGGACCCGAATGACTATGAGTCTGCTCAGCAGTATGCCGAGGCATTGGCTGAGCGTAAGGCCCATGAGCTTCTGGCCCAGCGAGAGGCCGCAAGACAACAGGCGGTTATCGTCGAAGCCTATCAGGAGTTGGAGGAAACAGCTCGGGACAAATATGCGGACTTTCAACAGGTCGCCTATAACCCGAACCTTCCTGTAACCGATGTGATGGCTCAGACAATTCAGGCGTCCGAGATCGGACCCGACGTCATCTATTGGCTCGGGAGCAATCCGAAAGAGGCTGCAAGGATCTCCCAGCTATCGCCCATCTTGCAGGCACGAGAGATCGGTAAGATCGAGGCCAGACTGACCTCAAATCCGCCGGTCAGGAAAACATCATCCGCCCCGGCTCCGATTGCGCCGGTTGCGGCTCGCACAACCGGAGGCGCGTCGTATGACACGACAGACCCCCGGTCGCTGAAGACCATGACGACTTCGGAGTGGATTGAAGCTGAGCGGCAACGGCAGATCAGGAAGCTACAGGCCCAACAGCGATAAGGTGCTGAAAAGATGAGCAATTCGCTTCTTACTATTGACATGATTACGAGGAAGGCTCTGGAAATTCTGGAGAACAACCTTGTAATCACCCGCACCGTGAACCGTCAGTATGACGACAGCTTCGCGGTTGAGGGCGCCAAGATCGGCTCGACCCTCCGCATCCGTCTACCCGACCGCGCTCTGGTCACGGACGGCGCGGCGCTTCAGGTTCAGGACGACAACGAGCAGTATACCACGCTCGCGGTCTCCAGCCAGAAGCACATCGGCGTCAACTTCACGACCGCCGAACTGACGATGCAGTTGGACGACTTCGCTGAGCGCGTCCTGAAGCCTCGTATTTCGCAGCTCGCCGCTTCCATCGACGCGGACGTCGCGAACAGCTTCAAGTATATCGGCAACTCGGTCGGAACGCCCGGCACGACGCCGGCGACCTCGCTGGTCCTGCTTCAGGCGCAGCAGAAACTGAACGAGAACGCTGCGGTCATGTCGCCGCGCTATGCGACGGTCAACCCGGCTGCGAACGCCGCGCTGATCGAGGGCATGAAGGGTCTCTTCAACCCGGTCTCGGCTATCTCGAAGCAGTTCAAGAACGGCATGTTCGGCGAAGGCATCCTCGGCTATGACGAGCTGAATATGTCGCAGTCTATCAAGCAGTTCACGACTGGCTCGCGCACGGGCACTGTCACGGTCAGCACCTCGGTCACGACCGAAGGCGCGACCAGCATCGTTCTGACGGGCCTTGGCTCGACGACCATCAAGGCTGGCGACGTGTTCACGATCGCCGACTGCTTCGCCGTCAACCCGCAGACCCGTGAGTCGACCGGCTCGCTGTATCAGTTCGTCGCTCTGGCGGACGTTACGGCGTCGACGACTGCGACGGTCACTGTTCCGGCGATGTATTCGGCCGGTCAGGCGCTTGCCACGGTCGACGCGCTGCCGGTCTCCGGCAAGGCTGTAACCTTCGTCGGCGCCGCCTCGACGCAGTATCCGCAGAACCTGATCTATCACAAGGACGCCATCGCTTTCGCGACGGCCGATCTGCTGATGCCGCAGGGTGTGGATATGGCCTCGCGTCAGGTTCACAACGGCATCTCGATGCGTATCGTCCGTCAGTATGACATCAATAACGACCGTCTCCCGTGTCGTATTGACGTCCTCTACGGCTACAGCGTCATCCGTCCGCAGATGGCCGTGCGTCTCTGGGGCTAACACATTCAGAGCGGCCTGCGGGTCGCTCTCCTCTATTCAAGGAGTTCTGAATCATGGCAATCACTACTCAGGGCGCGTCCTATCCGCTCGAATCCTTTGGCCCGACCCCGCCGCTTTCGCAGGGCACGGGTGGATACCAGGTCGGCGCCGGCAACGGCGGCGACATGCTGTTCCGCGTCACACCGGCTCCGGCGACTGCCACTGTGTCGGCCACGCTGACCGCAGATCAGGTCATCACTGGTCTAATCCTCGGTTCGCCGGGTTCGTCGGCGGCGTCGTATCAGCTCCCGACGGTCGCGGCGCTGGAAGCGGCGCTCCCGTCGTCAGCCAAAACCGGCGCGACGATTGACTTCTCGGTTCTCAACGTCGATGGCTCCGGTTCGGGCGTCATCACGCTGACGACCAACACGGGCTGGACGCTCGCGGGTCTTATGACGGTTGTAGCTACGGCCGGCACCGCGCAGTCGTTCCGCGCCCGCAAGACTGGTTCCGGCACTTGGACGCTTTACCGCGTCGCGTAAAAGGAGAAGGCAATGCCTAACACTAAACCTGTCGGCGTTGCCTTTTCTGATCCCGAGCTTGTGGCTGGCACGACCATCACAGGCGCGACGATCAGCGGAGGCACAGTAAGCGCCACGGATATTACGACTACGGGCGGTCTATACATCAAGACGGCTACGGTCGCCGCTACCGGCAGCACGCAGTCTGACGCAGCATCCGTATCAGACGGCTTTACGCTGGTTACGGCGGCTGACGCCACAAAAGGCGTCAAACTGCCAGCGGCAATCGCCGGCCGCACGGTCATTCTGAAAAATGGCGCAGCCGCCATTTTGAAAGTTTGGCCCGCATCTGGCGACGGCATTAACGCCATAGCTGTCGATTCAAACTATGTGCTAGCGGCTAATACATCGTCGCTTTTGGTCG